AGTTGAGATGAGTTGTTATGAAATGAAATATGAAGCTTACTTATACAGATACACACACCGTCCGACTGGACGGATGTATGTTGGTATCCACAAGGGATTGATCTCCGATGGATACAACCACTCCTCTACTTGTGAGGAATTTAACCGACTCTTGAGAGAGAGTTATGATGACTTTGATTATGAAGTGCTACTTACCGGAAGTTACGGTGCAATGCAAAATGAGGAATATAGAATGCTAAGTGAAACAAATGCGAAATCCAATGTGATGTTTTTTAATAAGTCTAACGGGTCTCCCTCAAGTAAGAATTTCAATATGGAACGTGTCTTGACTCTCGCTGCAGATATCAAGAACATGACCGGAGAACAGGAGATGGCGTCTGAGGTTGGGAAGGTAAAATTCATTCAGGTACGTGCAGAAGATGACTGGACGCACAAACAGAATATCCAGAACGCTATCGATGAAGAACACGGTAACACTGAGAAGTTAAAACTTCAGGCGGTTCTCCTAGAAGGTTACTACGAAGAGGGTGATGACGAATATGGTCTTGATGGTTCTGCCGGTATTGGTGGTAACCACTCTACTCGTGCGACCAATGATTCAAAACACGGTGTTACCCTTGAGGTCATTCGGGTTCCCTTGTCAATGTGGGAAGGTATGACGGATTCGGAAGTTGAATACTTGGGCATGATGTTAAATGTTCAGGAAGGTAAGATTCAACCAAAGGTTAACCAATCAGAAGACTTTTCTAAGATTGCACAGAGTCTCTACTACAACCACAACATCGACCTAGACTCAGATGCAATGATCCTTGCACTTGAGAAGTTCAACATCACCCAACGTCAAATCAACTCTGCTATAAACAAGGCGAAGAAGTCGATTGAGAAATACGAACTGAGTCTTGTCGGTAAGAAACTGATTAACTGGACACGTGGTGCCCAGAAGAAACATCTTGAAGAAGATATCATCCCAAGTTTCAATAAAGATGGTAAGACCTATGTAGAAGTGATCACCAGTGGTTCGGGTGGTTCAATCCAGACTTTCATGTCTAACTTCTACCGTGCACAACAAGAGTTCGCCTACGAAGGTGCTGTTTGTCTTGTACGTCACCCAAACATTTCTGATTACGAGTCTTGGATTGGTGGTCCGAAGAACATTGCGGATCGTGAGATGTTAGAGTTCTTCATGGAGAAGGCGGGGATTGAGTTTAAAGAGGTTGGTCTAAAACTCTTGCAAGATCAGAAAGAACAATTAGTAGTCGGTTAAAAAAGAGGGGACATTAAGTCCCCTTTTTTCATTGACAGATACACTAAGTGTGTGGTATGATACACTCCATGTATGAATTAACTATATTTAAAAACCAGTTCGACAACAAGACTCATCGCCATATGGTATTAGGTGATTGGGATAAGTTTGTCAAAACGTTGAAGAACATGTATAAGGAAAAAGGAGAAAAGGGTGGAAATAATTCTAGTCCTCTTATTAGTCCTGCTGTTTTCGAAGTGGGTACGACTCGCAGTAATAAATCTACTAACTATTGGGGTGGCTGGTGTTGCGTTGATGTTGATGATCACAGTTTCTCTAGTGATGTACGAAGCCTTAACGAACAGTTGTATGAAACCTTCGGAAGATATGAATATGTTGTGTACAACACTGCATCGAGTCGAGAAGACCATCTCAAATTTAGAATTGTCTTTAGACTAGATGAAAATGTTGAGAATGAACGAATCAAGGCTTTCTGGTATGCATTGAATACCGAACTTGGTGATATCGGAGATCCCCAGACCAAAGACCTAGCGCGTATGTATTATGTGCCCGCACAGTATCCAAATGCGAAAAGTTTCTTCATCACAAATCAAGGCGAACCTCTTAATGTTTCTGAGTTGATCGCGAAACATCCCTACGTTGAAAAGACAGGAAATTCCTTCCTAGATAGATTACCACCAGAAATGCAAAAGGCGGTAATTGAACACCGTAAGAATGGACTAAATAACACCGACTACCGCTGGACATCCTATCGAGATTGTCCGTTCTGGCCCAAGAAACTGGGTGTGGAATATCAGACGATTTCAGAGACAGGTTGGTATTCAAAGATTTATGCGATCATGGTCGCAATCGCAGGGAACGCTTACTCGCGAGGGTATCCGATCACTGCAAAACAAATAGAAGAACTTTGTAGAGAGTTCGACCTCGACACAGGCAAATGGTATGATAATAGACCGTTGCATGTGGAGGCGGATCGTGCACTAGAATATGTTTATAGGAATGGATGAATGGAACGTGTAATAATTACAGGAGCGGCAGGATTTATCGGGTCGCAACTCATGGCTAGATTGAAAGAAAGAGACGGTTTGGTTGTCAAAGGTATTGACAATTTTAATAAACATTTATATAGCCCGTCCCTTAAAGTTGACCGCATGAAGCATTTCGACCTCGACATCTGGGGTTGTGATCTTTGCGACGAAGTAAAGACCGAAGCACTCATTCGAGAGTTTCAACCGGACACAATAGTCCACTTGGCTGCAATGGCAGGTGTGCGTGATTCGTTGGGTAAGGAAAAGAGTTACCATCGAAACAACATCGACGCAACACAAAACCTAATCGACACTTGCAAAAAACATTTCCCCGAAATTCGCATTGTCTACGCGTCCACCTCATGTGTATACGCGGGATCCCCAGTGCCTTGGGTTGAAGGTAAAGAGACAGGTAAACAACTTAATGCATATGGGTATACCAAGTGGGCTAACGAGTGTCAAATGCAGTCCTCTACTCTGAACACCACTGGTCTGAGATTCTTTACGGTCTATGGACCTTGGGGTCGACCGGACATGGCATTGTTTGACTTTACTAAAAACATCCTTGCGGGTAATGAGATTACTGTCTACAACTACGGTGACATGAAACGTGATTTCACTTATGTCGATGACATTCTAGACGGTATTGAGATCGTCCTAGATAATACCGACATCCCGTCCGGTGAGATCTTCAACATCGGACGTGGAGAACAGGTCGCGTTGATGGACTTCATTTCGGAGATTGAGAAGAACACCGGCAAGGAAGCCAACAAGAACTTAGCACCTAAGCACCCAGCAGACACTTTAGAAACGTGGTCTAACACTGAGAAATTACAGGCACTTGGATATGATCCAAAGGTCAGTATCGCGGAGGGGGTCGAACGTTTCTATGAATGGTACAAAACATACAATGAGGTAGATGCCTAATGGCAACTGACGATACGGAAAAAACTTTCCGACTTGCAATAGTTGGACATGGGTTTGTGGGACAGGCGGTTGAGTTTGCCTTTACACATCCTCTCGTGCAACACATGTTAATCGATCCAAAAAAATACAATAATGACGTGGAAGACTTCAAGTCCATGTTACCAGACGAACAACCACATTGCGTTTTCGTATGTGCGCCGACACCGTCGAACGACGACGGTTCGGTAAACTCATCGATCGTAGAGAGTTCGGTATTGAAATCACTGAACTACACAAACGCATTGGTTGTTGTAAAATCAACTATCACACCGGACGTGGTCGATCGTTTGTACGCGTCCATGTCCAAAGAACAACACGACAGATTCTGTTATAACCCAGAGTTCCTCACAGAGAAGAATGCGAAGGCGGATTTCGTCTCTGCAAAATTCCACGTGATGGGAGGTACACCACAGGCAGTACTTGAAATAGTAGATATCTATGAGATCTTCGGTTCATGTGAGTCTAATGACTATCACAGAATGAGTGCTTATGAGGCGTCCTTTGTTAAATACACGATAAACTCTTTCCTATCAACTAAGGTCACCTTCTTCAACCAGTTGTACGATCTGGTTAACTTGTATGGGTGCAACTTTAACACGGTTGTTCGTGCTGTTGGACAAGACGATCGTGTAGGTGTGGGACATACTCGTGTACCAGGCTTCGATGGAAAACGTGGATTCGGTGGTGCGTGTTTACCAAAAGACACCAAGGCATTCTTACGATTTTCTACACATGATATGGACGACGGCACAGTTGCGTCGTTTGATTTACTTGAAAAAGTTCTTGACATCAACAGCGATTATAGGGTACAATATGAACTCGATGAACGTGAAAAAGTCAACAACATTACATTCGTAGATTTCGGAGGAAGCAAGAATGTCGATAATGGACAAACTACAGAAGAACAGCAAGATCAAGGAGACATCGACCCTCTCGACTAGTAAGTTCTTCACTGAAAAAGATATGGTACCTACCGACGTTCCAATGGTGAACGTCGCGTTATCCGGTTCCGTGGACGGTGGTATCTCGCCGGGACTTACCGTCCTTGCGGGACCATCAAAACACTTCAAGACATCATTCGCATTACTTATGGCGGGTGCATATCTTAACGCAAAACCAGAGGCGGTTGTCCTCTTTTATGATTCGGAGTTCGGTTCTCCGCAGTCATACTTCGAACAGTTCGGTGTCGATACTGACCGTGTCCTACACACACCGATCGCAAACGTCGAAGAACTCAAGTTCGATCTGATCAACCAGTTAGAAAACTTAGACCGAAATGATGATGTTATGATTGTAATTGATTCTATCGGTAATCTTGCATCTAAGAAAGAACTAGAAGATGCGTTGGCTGAAAAGGGTGTTGCAGACATGTCACGTGCTAAGGCACTGAAAGGTCTGTTCCGTATGGCGACCCCATACTTGACGATGAAGAATATCCCTCTTATCGCAATCAACCACACATACAAAGAGATCGGTTTATTTCCAAAAGATATCGTTGGTGGTGGAACAGGTATCTACTACTCTGCTGACAATATTTGGATTATTGGTCGTCAACAAGAGAAACAAGGAACAGAAGTTGTTGGATACAATTTTGTTATCAATATAGAGAAATCTCGTTATGTCAAAGAGAAGTCAAAAATTCCTATCGGAGTTTCGTGGGAAGGGGGTGTTCAAAAGTATAGTGGTCTTCTCGATGTCGCTCTTGCTGGCGGTTATGTCGCTAAGCCTTCTAACGGTTGGTATCAAAAAGTTGACACAACTACAGGCGAACTCGTTGGGACTAAAGTACGAACAAAGGATACCCTAGAGGCAAGTTTCTGGGAACCTGTTTTCGAAACAACAAATTTCGCAGACTTTTTAGAAAAGACCTATAGAATCGGTCTTGCCAGTAAAATAAATGCAGAAGATATTTTGGAGGAAGCATAATGAATCTGGACTTAGACAAACCATCCGAAAACTTAGACTACACTCTTGAAGCAGTATCGATCAAAGGCAGTCCCATGTGGAATGTCAGTCTTATGCGTTCTCCCTACGAGAACGTTACGATTCGATATCGCAACGTCACGATTGATGAGAGTAGCGAATCTATAAAATTTAACTTTGATGTTATTGACACACCCGACAAATCCGTGTATAATACAGACAATATTGAGTTGCAAAGTTTTGCAGCGGACATACTACAGGATATTTTAGCGGAAGCGGTTCACAATAAAAGCATTCGCACAGTAGAGGGAAACGATGACGGAGATAAACCTACAACAGACGATTCTACGGAATCTACTGACTAACGATCCATATACGAGAAAGGTTGCTGCCTTTCTTGTTCCGGATTACTTTGAGGGGACATACCAGTCCATTCTCAAAGAGACACTCAAATACATCGGGAAGTTCAATCGCCTACCGACACTGGAGGCATTCAAGATTGAGATTGATGAGAACGATCGTCTACCGGACGAACAGTATCGTCATGCGATGGAAATCCTTCCCGATATCTTCACACGTGCCGATGAAGATATGGAATGGTTGGTTGAAAAGACCGAAAAGTTCTGTCAGGACCGTGCTGTATTTAATGCGGTCATGGAGTCAATCTCTATCATCGACGGCAAACACCAGACCCTCAGTAAGAACGCGATCCCAGATGTATTGACCAAGGCACTGTCAGTGTCGTTCGATACCAACATCGGTCACGACTATCTTGAGAACTCTGACGCACGATTCGACTTCTACCATCTAGAAGAGGAACGCATCCCGTTCGATCTGGACTACTTTAACAGAATCACTAAAGGTGGAATACCTAATAAGACTCTTAATATCGCACTGGCGGGTACGGGTGTCGGTAAGTCCCTATTCATGTGTCACTCTGCCGCAGGTGCATTGAGTGCAGGTAAGAACGTTCTGTATCTCACAATGGAAATGTCCGAAGAACGAATCGCGGAACGTATCGATGCAAACTTATTGAACGTGCCTATGGATCAACTCGAACACTTGAGTAAGACGATGTTCGATGATCGTGTGTCCCGTGTAAAAGGAAAAACCGAAGGTAAACTGATCATCAAGGAATACCCAACGGGCAGTGCACACGCGAACCACTTCCGTGCTTTGTTTAATGAACTCAAACTGAAGAAACAGTTTGTCCCCGATATCATCTATATCGATTATCTCAACATCTGCGCCAGTGCGCGTATGAAAGGAATGGGCGGTGCTATTAACTCGTATTCGTATATCAAGTCTATTGCTGAAGAGTTACGTGGTCTTGCCGTGGAATTCGACGTGCCGATCGTGTCTGCAACGCAGACGACTCGTTCGGGTTTTAATAATGATGACGTGGGGTTGGAAGATACGTCCGAGTCTTTTGGACTACCCGCAACCGCCGACTTCATGTTCGCACTTATCTCCAATGACGAACTCAAGGCGAACAACCAGATCCTAGTTAAACAGTTGAAAAACCGATATAACGATTTGAATACATATCAGAAGTTTGTCGTAGGTATTGATCGTAGTAAAATGCGTCTATATGACGTTGATCAAAATGATTCACCCCTAAATAAAGAAGTAGATAATGGACCAGCGTTTGATAACTCTAATTCCGGTCAACGAATTGATTCTGAAAAATTCGAAAACTTCAAATTTTAAGGGGAAGTTATGGATCCAATCCTACACACATTAATAGCGGTAGTACTTATGTGGACGTGCTACTTTGTTGGAGGCATTTTGGGGAAACAAAGAGGTATAGAAAACACTCTTGTGTATCTTCTAAATACGGGTGCCTGTACTGAAGAAGATTTAAGAAAGGCTAATGAGGAATTCGACAAAAAAAACCAATAAAGTTTATAGTTGCCCAGTGGTTCCTACCATTCTGGAGGGCGATTGTGCTTTCGAGATACCAGATGAACTATATAAACAGTTCAATCTTAACGCGGGCGATTCTGTTTCGTTTAAAAAACAAATTGGAGATCGATATTCCATGATCATTCATCGTAATGGTAAGGAAAAATGACAGAAGTTGTTATTCGTAACAAAGACATGTTGAAGACTCTGAACAGTTTCTCAGATGAGATGCTGTCTAAACCGTCGTACAACGACGAAAAGTATTGGACCTACCACGAACGCAAGGATGTAGACTTGGGGTCGTACTACACATCTCGTGAGTACCTCGAAGACTGTTTGTCTCGCGGCCGTGATGGTCTGGTTGGCCCGCCCGATAGATACTTCGCACAACCGATTTCAAAGATGGTGCGTGAAGACAAGGAGATGTGGGGTGGATTTATGCAAAAGGTCAAATATGACTTTGCGTCAGAACTTGGCGCACATACGTCCGCTCTACTATCTTACTATCCGCCAGGCGGGTTTGTGGGTTGGCATACTAACTTTGATGCCAATGCGTATCAAGTCTTGTTTACGTGGTCAGAGACCGGAGACGGGTTCTTTGAATACTATGACAAGAAAAACGATGAGATTGTAAAAATACCAGATGTCCCTGGCTGGCAATGCCGACACTATTATTTTGGTGCGGGTCATGAAGAAGACCTACACTGTTGGCACGCCGCATACACGGAGTGTCAACGTATCACCCTTGCGTACAAGTTTGTGAATAATGGTAGTGTAGATAATCCTGAAGACGCACAGGCACGTGCTATGCGCGATATGTTGATTGAAGATATTGAGACAGAGTAATGTATTCCGACAAGGTTATAGATCACTACGAGAACCCACGCAATGTGGGTAAGATGGACAAGGAAGACGACAACGTAGGAACTGGCATGGTCGGTGCACCCGCGTGTGGTGACGTTATGCAACTCCAGATCCTTGTCGGTGATGATGGAATTATTCAAGATGCGAAATTCAAAACTTATGGTTGTGGTAGTGCTATTGCTTCTAGTTCTCTACTCACAGAGTGGGTCAAAGGCAAAGATATTGAAGACGCCGGGAATATCCGTAATACAGACATCGCCAAAGAACTCGCACTCCCACCCGTAAAAATCCATTGCAGTGTACTCGCAGAGGATGCGATCAAAGCTGCTATCAAAGACTATAAAGAGAAGAATTGATGTTAATGACAGCAGGATGCAGTTTCGTCTGGGGAGACGAACTGGAAGGTTTTGATAATGACCCAGCAACGCACTGGGAACTAACTTTCACTCACTTATTGGGTCAGAAGTTAGGTATTGAACACAAGAACCTTGGAATTTGTGGTGCGTGTAATGACAAGATTTTCCGTCAAGCGACAGACTTTTTACACGAAAACCCAGGCCGAGTGACTCACATGGTTATCATGTGGTCTGCACTTCAACGCAAAGAACTCGTTGAGTATATGCCACCAAAACGTCAAGTTAAGATCGGTCGACAAAACGATGTTACTCAGTTTTCTTCATTGAGAACCGACTGCATCTACAGTGATCAAAAAAGATCCCGTTGGCAAGATTGGTATGACAACGCATATGATTCCAAAACAGATATCCTACACATGTTAGTGATGATGAAGAACATGGAGGTTATAGCAAGAGCCGCAGGTATCAAGTTGATACAGGGATCCTTTCACCAAAGAAACTGGTCTAATATTCTTTCTGTTTTGACTGACAAATTACCACCTGATTCTCAATTTGCCCGCCTTCCTTTTGATTCTAGGATTGATAACATCCCAGAGTATAAACAGTGGTTGAAAGATTCTATCGGTAACCTTGATGACAATAGTCGTGTTGGTATGGGTCGTGGAAAAGATCTCTACACTCTCGCAATAGAAGGCGACGATCTCAAACCACATGGACACCCAGGCGAAAAAACTCAGGTAGTGTTCACAGACTTCTTATATGAAAAATTTGTTGACATGGACTCATAGTTGTAGTATACTGTTCCTCGTAAATTAGTAAACCAATGAGGTAATGCAGTGCCCTACATCGATGTTTTTGTAGACGACGATCAATTCGATAGAATCATAGTTGAAGAAATAGACTTCGCAATGGCAGAAGACCGCGAGATGGATACTGATCCTGAGTTGCGTCGTGCCATGATGGTAGTCCGAAACTATTTCAACAATCAATCAAACATGATTCAAAAGTCTTTCCCATTCATGTATACCCAAGAGGAGATGGATAATGTCCTATCAAGATAATTTAGTCCAAGAGTACGGCCACCTTGTTAAAAAGTGGGGAGAAAACCCAAGTTCAAAATACAAGCGTGAACACCTTGTGAAACTGCGAAAGTATCTGTTTCGAACAATGTTCAAATAATGTTTCGTTATATTGCAATAGCGTTTGTTGTGGGTATAACGTCCTACGCATACGCACAGGAAGAAAAGACGAATAATGAGATTGAATGCCTTGCGATGAATATCTATCACGAGGCGAGATCTGAGAGTCTTGCTGGACAATATGCGGTTGCTGACGTGGTTCTCAATCGCGTAGAGTCCAGACTCTATCCTAACAGTATTTGCGGGGTTGTATTCCAAGCAGTGACTTGGGAGGAAGTTCCAGTCCGTAACAAGTGCCAGTTCAGTTGGTACTGTGATGGTAAGTCGGACCATCCTACCGAAGTTGACTCATGGTTGCGATCTATCACTGTTGCAGTTAACATCTTACACAAGGCACAATTTCGTGGTCTCACAGAGAGTGCGACTCACTATCACACCGACTATGTCAGTCCTAACTGGAACAAGTCTATGGACTACATTGGTCGTATCGGAAATCACCTATTTTATCTGGAGACAAGATGATTTTAGAATGCTTGATGTGTTTGTCACTAGAATCTGATATTCCCTATATACCTAAAGAAACAAAAACACAGCGTATCGTGCGCGAGTTGTTTGAAGACTCTTATCAAAAAAAGAAGTCGTTTCTAAATGTACGTAAAGTCATCGTTCCGATCGATCAGCGTACAGATTTTGTCGTGAGAATTAAGAAGAAAAAATTCTTAACTGTTGTTTATTATTTCGATATCTGATATAATTAACTATTGACAAATCAATCATTCAGAGGTATAATTAGGGGACGAAATGGAAGGATTAACTTACCCGTCGACATATTTTCGTGATGGCGCTGTTGATCTTGGTAATGTTTACATAGCGATGGATCCACTTGGATTTATCATTGGTGTTTACAGATGTCCGGAGAGGGCAATAGACAGGGCGATATCAGAAGTCAATGGTCATTTTCTTGACCAGTGTCACGTTGATGCGACCGACTATGCTATCTTCGTCGAAGGAGAAAAAGGGAAGGTTACGATACTGATTGAATCGATCTTAGCGTAACCCTATATAATGTGCATTTGAGTCCCGTTCGTCTAGTGGTCTAGGACTCCGCCCTTTCACGGCGGCAACAGGGGTTCGAACCCCCTACGGGATACCACTCACACAGTTGGAATTTATTATGAAAAAACGCGACTACACACTTGAACAAGTATGGCAATTACAGGGAACTGTGCAAATTGACCACACCCTCGCAAAGATGGGTGCAACCAAACTACGTCAACTTTTTGAAGAAAATGAGTATATTAATACTTTTGGAGCATATAATGGTCAACAAGCAGTACAACACGTCAAAGCAGGACTCAAAGCGATATATCTTTCGGGATGGCAAGTGGCTGCGTCGGCCAACTCTCATGGCGAAGTTTATCCGGATCAGTCGTTATATGCTGTCGATAGCGTTCCTAATGTTGTGCGTAGCATCAATAATGCATTTCGACGCCAAGACCAAATCGAATATCTGGAAAATGGAAACGGGTTTGAATTTGCCCCTATTATTGCCGATGCTGAAGCAGGATTCGGTGGAGTTCTAAATTCTTATGAACTCGCTCGTAACCTCATTGAGGCAGGTGCTGCCGCTGTTCACTTTGAAGACCAAGTTGCTGCCGAGAAGAAGTGCGGACACCTTGGAGGAAAAGTTCTTATTCCTACTAGTCAGGCTATACGCAATCTTAACGCCGCCCGCCTTGCTAGTGACGTTGCTCGCACCGATACTGTTGTTATTGCTCGTACTGACGCAGAGTCCGCAAAACTAATCTCCAGTAACATCTCAGACATCGATAAACCATTCATCAAGAGAGTCGCGCAGGGAACTGCGGGATCCATTCAATGTCGCACACAAGAAGGTTTCTATATGCTCGAAGAGGGCAAGGGACTAGAGTTCGGTTGTGTGCGTGGTCAAGCATACGCAGAATACGCAGACCTCGTTTGGTGTGAAACATCGACACCAGACTTGAAGGATGCGAAGCGTTTCGCTGACGCAGTCAAAGGTGCAGTCCCCGACGCAATGTTGGCATACAACTGTTCACCGTCATTCAACTGGCGCAAGTCAATTCCAGGCGATCAAGAACTAAAAGATTTTCAACGTGAGTTGGGTAAGATGGGATTCAAGTTCCAGTTTATCACACTTGCAGGATTCCACCAGACTAACTACTCTGTCTTTGATTTCGCAAACCGATACAAAGACGAAGGTATGTACGCATACTCGTTGTTACAAGAAGCAGAGTTTGCCGCAGAGTCACGTGGATACACAGGTGCGAAGCACCAGAGAGAAGTGGGTGTCGGTTACTTCGATGCCATCACCACTACATTGGGGTCTAGTTCAACTGCCGCGATGTCAGGATCAACTGAAGAGGACCAGTTCTAATGTTTAAGAGTATTGGATTTGCAATTTACGACCTTTACAGATATTTCTTTGATTTGAAGATCAATCCATTGAGACACATTCCTAACGAACTTGTGCAGTTTATTCTCATGTTCTACTTGTCGGTGATGTGGTCAGTAGTATTCACCTTCTGGGCTGGATACACTTGGATGTATGGAATCTATAGTGTGGGTGGTCACCTTATGGTACTTGGTGCATTCTTTATCACCGTTGCTATATTCAGCGATGCTGAGAAGAATGGTCACTTGTGGGTACAGAGGAGTAAGTTACCCGCAGTACCGAAACGCCGTATTGTTTGGGATGTGGAGAAGGAAGGATGATTGAGATTGCGGAGTCGCCTATTTCCAAAACAGGTAACTCAGAGTGGGATGACACTTTTAACGAGTGTTTTTATGAAAACGCAAAGACCGTGATGTGGCCACATAGTTGTATGCATGACGGTTACATATATGTCGCACGAGGAGAAGAATGTTCTTGGTGCGGTGGAAAAGAAGAAGACGAACCACAGGGTGAAAATGTTGTGGTCCCTATATTAAAGTTGTGAGGTAACAATGCCAATTAAGTACAAAGAAGATAGTATCGTGAAAGATCGTATGACATTAAAGGTCACGACATCACGTTTCTATGTAAAGAACCTTTCGACGGAATCGTTGTGGAATGAGTTTTTATCATGCCGCACACCTAAGTTGAAACAGAAGTTCCGCAATGAACTCGCGGCACGTAAAGTCACTCACGAAGAGATGGTGGAACGGGCAAACGCGTGAGTGTAGGAATGTTGGGTATTCTTGCGGTCTTTTTGTGCCCTATGGTATTTGGTGGTATTACGATGTACTACTGTCACAAAACTATACATAAAGAGACACTAAGACGGTGGGGTAAGGATGAAGTTTAAAATTGTGTACAAAAATGAGAGCGAGTCTATATTTCCTTGGAGGTCTCGTTTTCGTGGTGTAGTGCTATGGCCATATATGATCATGCGTCCACGTAAGTATGCTACAGGGTCAGTAGCACAATCAGAATTGATGACACGGCGATCTCTTGTTAAATTATATCGACACGAGTTGCAACACTGTTATCAGATCAAACAGAGAGGGGTATTGGGGTTCTATATACGTTATGTACTTCTCAATATAACCAAGGGGTATCACAACCATCCCGATGAAATAGAGGCGCGTCAGTATGAGAATGAAAAACTGACCCCTTTAGAAGAGAAGTGGCTCCATGAAGGAGTTGTCAATTTAGACGATTTGGACACTTGACAGTCCTCTTAGTTTTTGATATAATATACACATAATTTTGGCGAGTAGTTCAGTTGGTAGAACGCGTGACTGTTAATCACGTTGTCGCAGGTTCGAGCCCTGCCTCGCCAGCCATTTTGCGAGAGTGGTGGAATTGGTAGACACGCTGGTTTTAGGTACCAGTGCCGCAAGGCGTGAGAGTTCGAGTCTCTCCTTTCGCACCAATATTATGATCAAGTGAGTTGAGTTATGCCTAAGACAGGACGTGGTGACCCGATGGTTAGAGCAGACGGTCGCAATAAACCAGATAGAGAGTGGTGGCCCGAGAACTTCGATTGGTACCTGAAGTGGACAGCATCAATTCTTATTCTTGCTTCTTTGGCAATGCGTTCTGCAGGACCAGA